TCGGTAAAGTGTACCGAATGATTCTATCATTTCGTCTGTCTCTTGCATACCCCCTTCGAGGGCGTAACGTATCACACGTTTACTATCTGGCTCAATTGTAGTCCACAGCTTTTCCGTGCCGTTGGCGCGCAGATATTCAATAGCTTTTGCCCTTGCGGCAGCGGCCCATTCGCCGCGCCCACTAGGCAAAACAAACGTGTGTACTTCGCGGACGCCGGGCGCAGTTCCTGCAAACAGAAACCCGCCGTGTTCGCCCATCAGAAACCAGTTGTCAGGATCGTCAACAAGTATCTGCGTATCTATATCGCCGTCAACGCCGCTACCAACATACGGCCTTACAGAAGGATCGTTTACGACCTTGTTTATAAACGCAGTGTCGTAGCTACGCTCCAACATTAGCTGATCTCGCGGCCAGACGCGCGCAAGTTGACTGCCGCTGCCGCCGACGCAAGCGTCGAGACAAACCCGCCGGACGGCAGGGTGTGGCCTACGATCTCTGGAAAGGTGTAAGTCTCGCCGGGTTGCAACGTCCGCGTCTTGACGATCAGGTTGCTGTTGCCCGTAGCTTCGCTGACCGCTGCCAAGTTGACGCTGACGTTAACCATGCTGCTACTGAAGTTCGTAGCCGTGAACTTGTCAATAATAGTGGTGGTGCTGCTTGGCGACGTATACTGCGTAGTCTGCGTGTTTTCCATATTCTTGGCAGGGATGATGTTTGCTGCAATAATTGCCATGAGCCGGTCCTATCAGGTTACGTTGCCGGTGACGTAGAATGTTTCAGTGCCGACGCACTGCACGTTAGCAACGCCGTAGGCTGCAATGGTGCGGCTGCCTGTGGTTGCAGTGCCGCCAAGCCGTAGCGTCGTTCCAGCGCCCTGTGTGAGCGTAATGGAAGCGGCGCTGCTATTGACAACATAAAACATATTGCCTGCTACAAACACGCCCGATGGGACTGTGGTGGTCGCAGACACATACAGGTGCTTGCCATCGTCGGAAGCGGCAGCAGTAGTGTTGAGGCTTTGCGGGACGCTGCGATAGCCAACAGTGAACGGCGTACCAAGGCTGTCATTGACAGTTGACGCTGAAGCCAGACCTGTGATGGTCTTGTTTGTCAGCGTCTGCGTAGCGGTCAGATAGACGCCGTTCGTCACGGTGCCAGCGTTGCCGGATATGTCGCCGGTGATGGTGGATGTTGTGATTGTGACGCCAGCGATTGTGCCGCCAGTGATAGCCACGTTGTTAGAGTTCTGGCTGGCAATGGTGCCGTAGGTGTCAATGTTATCGACGGTCCATTGCAGCACGTTGGTGGAAGTTTCCAAAACTACTTTGTAGCTGGAAGCTGTAGAGAACCACAGGTTACATTCGCCGCGGGAGTCCAGAATAACTGGGTTGGTGTTCGGTGTTGCCGCCGACGCGTCAGTGTACGTCGCCAACGGCGTTGATGTACCGGCTGCATAGGTATAGACCTTGCCGCCGACCAACGGAGTACCGTTAGCATCGAAAAATTGTGCTTTAGGTTGGGGGGCAAGAACAGACATATCTACACCTTAATTAAAGTTATCCGTAACCGTCAGGATGACGGACGGAATTGCGGGGGCAGGGGCGGCAGCAGCCACTGCAACAATTTGGCAGCCTGTATCATCAGTAGAAAAAACCAATTCAAAATAATCACCGGCGTTTAGCTTTACCACATAATTCCATGCGGCGACAACTACCGCGCTACTTCCGGCTAAAGTTGCTTTTCTTGCAGAGTTTGCCACATTGACACCATTTACTCTGTACCAAATAAAAACATTTCCTGTGCCGACGCTGGCTTTGATAAGTTGCGCGGAAAACTGAAAGTTGTAAGTGCGTATGCGGTCCACAAACACTTGCGATGTAGTTGCGCCAATGTAGACGCCATCAGTTATATCTGTGGTGTTAAGCGTTATTGGATACGCCGTGCTGATAGCAGCGGCTGTTTGTGTGGCCGTACTGTAGAACGCGCCGTTGCGGTTGTCTTCAAGTTGCGGCGTGTACAGCGGCGCCAAGTCTTGACCAAAAGACGAACTTGCCGCCGAGTTAGCTTGACCACCGCCGGTTATAGTAAAGAGGTTAAACAGATACCTGTACCACTCACGCGTAACCGTGCCGTTTTCGGTGTCAGTAATTGGGACACGCGACGCGGGGATACGGGTAAGTTGGGTTTCAGGCATTTGTGCCGCTCAGTTGCAATTCAGCGCCTGTCAGGTAAATGCGGACAGGATCACTGCCAGACACTTCATAGACGCGGTCGCGCAGCTTCAGCGTCATGCCAAGCCGGCGCCATATGACGCGGGTGCCAGTGGCGCCTATCTTGCCCATAGACGCCCAGTGTTCGTTAGACCATGTATGACCGCCATCGTCGGACCACCGGAGCATGGCCTGCGGATCACTTCCTTGGCCTGTTGTTATGCCAACGCCTGTCTCGCACTCAAGTTGCAAAGCATGGTTTGCTGTACGCGTGAGATTGTTTTGGCCTGTTGGCAGCGCGCGCCACGACCGCAACCAACGCTGCGCTATATCGTTGTCCGCAAAAACATTTAGTTCAAGCGTGTAGATGTTGCCGTTAGCGTAGTCGCCGACGATGATGTTGCCTTGGAAGTTACACTGGCAGTTGCTACGGTGGCGCGGGAATACACCGCCAACGCCGGAAGGCGTGAGCGGCTGCACAACGTAGAACGCTTCGGCCTCAAACGATTCGGCCTCAAATCCACCTTCAGACGGCGCAATGGCAGAGTAAGATGACCGCTGGTGCCATGCGCCAGTAGCCGCGTCATACACCCATGTTTCATCTGCGGACGGGAACGACAGGACGTAGAACGCATGGCCGTCCTGCTGGTAGGTGTAGCCTACAGCGTCGCTCATATCTAGATAGTTTTGGATTTGCCATTCAATTGCGTGCGTTGATATGCGCTGCGCGCTATAGCCAGCCGCACGGTAAATAACGCCTTGGCCGCGTGCATCCGCGCCCAGCCAAAACACGGTGTTGTCCATCTTGGCGATGGAGTACGGCGCAGCGCAACCGATCTCGTTAAACGCGCCTTGGATCGGCGACAGCGGAAAGTCTAGACCGCCGGAGTTGTACCACACTTCGGTGGAGTCGGTGCCAAACACCCAGCATTCGCGGTGGTCTACTAGTATGCCAACAACGCCGTCAGGGCTACCTTCGGCGCTGGCAAACTCTAGCGGGTCAACTTGAAAGCCGTCAAAAAGCTGCGTCACCCAAAGTTTCTGGCTATCTGGTTCATTAAACACAAAATAGCCGTCCAAGTATGCAACGGTAACTGCGCCGGGGAAGTCAGGGTCGGTGATCTGCGTAAACGTGTTGAGGGACTCGTCGTAGATATACGAGTCAGGATTGCAGGCAAAGAATATTTGATTGCCGTTGTCGGCGATGGACACAGGGCCAGTGCCGGTTACGTCGCCCAGCTTAGTAGGCGTTCCGGTAAGGCTGGACAGTTTGTAGACTTCAAACCCAGACACGACGTAAAAGTCATCACCTTGCGTTTGGTGCGCCCACAGTCCGCGGATCGGGCCATCACCAACGACTTGCTGAAGCTGCAAGCCGGGGCAACGCTGAATGAACGCAGGCTCTATGCCTGCTTCTGGCACCGCTTCGGGAAACAAGTTTATCATGCGCGCGTTGGCAGCGTTTACTGAACGGGCCACATACGCACTGCCCAAGATCGGCGTTTTCATTAGAAATTGCCTGCGTAAATATTAAACCTTTGTCTAGTAGCGATAAGGCTATATGGCATCGACATGATGTCATCAGGATTGTTGATGCGCTTCAGGTTGCGCTTGGAATACATAGCTATGCGCTGAACTTGTGGCGACGGTTCTTCGCCAAACTCAGGTGCTAGTTCGCACGCTAGGTTATAGCGGAACGCACGCAGATAGCCGGGCGGGAACGAAAGAACTGTGTTAAGCGTTGCTGGTTGTGTCAGTTCTTCAACCGAAATGAAATGCCATTCTAGATCGCGCGTGGGGCGCGGGTAGATGTACATATCAATGTCAGGATATGTCATGTTGACAAAAAGAACTTGCGGGAACGTAGAGGACACGGTCTTGACCGCAATGCCATCATACTGCTGCTGGTTAATCATTTTGATGCCGTAGCTAACGCCGGTGCTAGGGTCTTTGAAATATGTAGCGTCATCCAGCAAGATAGGACGGTTGCCAACGAAGTTGCCGGTTGGCCCAAGCGTGCGGTTAAGTGTGGCGGCGGGCCATGTAAAGACTTGGTCTTGTGTCGAGAAGACAGCGAGGCGTTCAGTATTCCAGCTATCAATCATCTGGTTCATGGCGCGCAGTGCGTCCTCCGACGTTTCAGCCGATGGAGTTTCGCCTTCTGCTAGAACACCTAGAAGTCTAAGCGAACCGTTGATTGTTTCACCAGCCGTAGCCATGCCAAAATCCCCATAAAATTTTTAAACTTGGACGGCCCGAAAGCCGTCCAATTTATTTACGAACAGTGAAGGATAGCAAAGTTAATTACTATTGCTTCTGACAGCGTGCCACCAGAAATGTTACGTAGCGTGATGCTGACAGTGCCAGCAGCCAATGCGTTAGCGAACACGTTATATGATCCAGCGGTTGCTTGACCACTGGCGATAGTCAAAATAATAGTGTCATTTGCAGAAATGAAACTATTGTTCAGCGTGAACGTAGCGTTAGTGGCAGTAGCCAACGACGCGTTGTTCATCGTAATAACGCCGGCTGCTTTGTTCAGCGTAACTGCTGTTGACTTGCTGGTAGCCTGCGTAACCGTGCCTTGTGCTGCGGCGGTGTAGCCGATTTGCTCATCGCTCAAAAGATATTGTGCGCCAATAATATCTTGGTCGAGGTATGCAACACCAATAGATTTGTTGTTAGCCATTAGTTTTCTCCTGAAAAGGATGCCCCGACCGTAGCCGGGGCAAACCTATTAGCCAGCGATGCGGTACAGATTGTACGTTGTTTCGCCAGTTTTAACAGCGCGGAACAGTACGCTCTTAGAAGCAACGCCTGCGCCTGAACCAACCAAGGTCCAGCCGGTGCCTACTAAAAGAGTAGGAACGCCGGTGCTGGTAGCAACCAAAGCAATATCAAATGCTGAGTTTGTTTTTGCGCTGCTGATGGTTGCGTTAACAAGAGCAACTGTAGGGAGCGTAAGGTCGGCTGCACTTGCAGAAGTGTAGACAACCAAACCGCCACCCAAATTGTCAACAGTTAGGGTAGCTGCTGCGGTATATGCAACAGCAACAGGGGACGTGGTCAGGTTAACTTCGGTAAGGTTGCCATCACCGAGTTGATAGCCGCCTGCGCCATTAGGTAAAGTAGGCATAGTAAAAATCCTTTAGAATAGTTGGCCCCCGGCGAACCGAGGGCCGTGTTAGATTAACCCCACATCCGGACAGCCATCTGCGGACGGATTGTGCTGTAACCGTACAGAACGTCAATACGGCAAGGCAGACGGTCGTTGTTGATGTCGTACTGACGAACAACGCGCAAGCTGATGCCGTTATGCACCTGACGCGAAGCCATATCTACGCCCTGTGGGAGCAGAAGGTCGGCGGTTGCGAAGGTGATAGCGTCCTTGTGGTATACAAGGTTTTGCGGATATGCCGTTGAAGCCGTACCAACAAAGATAATGGCCGCAGCAGTAGCAGGCAAAGTGAGGACGGTAGCAAGTGCCTGCGTAGCCGAATAGATCGGTGAAACAGTAATGTTACCTGCGCCGGCGCCACTAAGTGTGACATCAGCAGTTGCAACAAACTGGAACAACGAACCTGTGCTTTCACGGGTTTGTGGGTTGACAGAGAAGCAGCCCGCTACGGTAAACACGTCGCCAGCCTTAACCGTTGTCGATGCGCCAGCGCCAGTAATGGCGATGGTGGTTGCACCTTCAGTAGTAACAGCCGCCGAAGTCGTGCCGCCAGTTGCAGTACGCGAACCAGTGGTGAACTGCTTGATTGATTGCGACATATTGATTTCGTCGTAGCCAAGTACGCCTGTACCCATCATGCCGTTCTTGAACTGCTTGCTGATCGTGTCGGTTGGGTTGAATAGACCCTTCAGACCTTCAACCAAACCAGCGTTAGCGGCTGGGTTAACAGTCGCATAACGTGGCGACATTACAGCAGCGTTTTCGTTGAGCTTCTGCTGTGCAGCAAGAAGAACAGCCGAAGTAGCTGGCGTAGTGCCGGGCGTGCCAACAGTGTTACCGATGGTCAGATACGAGTTGGCAACGTCAGCGTCGATGCTGGCAGCAAGCTGCGAGATACGTGGCTTGAGAACGCGGTCTGCGAAATCGTCAAGCTGCATGGTCAATTCAGCAGTCGTGAAGTTGACGCCGATGTGCTTCTGGGTGGAAACAGCAAGAGTTGTGAACTGCTCGTTGTCATCCTGTACCTGAAGGGCTGCGCCGTCAGTTACAAGCGCACGGTCTGGAAGACGGATACGCAGGGTTGAGCCAATTTTAGCACCTTCGACAGCAAAGCTATCGTCGTACTGGCGGTTTACGTTACGTGTGATTACAAGGTTGTTCTCAAGAATTTCAAGAGCCTTCCGTGTGATCATGTCAATTGTTAAAATCGAGTTAGACATGGTAATAATCCCAAATTATCTGTTGCGTTGTGCCTCGTACTTTTTGATCTGCCGCAGCCGTTCCGCTTCAATCCATTCCGACGTACTCATCGATTTGGTCGAGCGAGGGTCGGTTGTGTCGTACTGGTTTGACCCAGTAGAACGGGCAGTGACAGGCGCAATTGGTGCCGGGGCGGTTGAAGTTTTTCTAACCGGCGGATTTGAGGACAATGAAGCCTCAAGTTTTCCAATTTCTTTTGCCTGCAAAATTGGCGCTAGGCGGGCGATACGATCAGCTTCTTTCGGATTAGAGCCGAGATAATATAGAACGTCTGGGCCTGCGTCTGACGCTTGGATGCTTTGCGCCATGAAATCCGTAATCGGTAGGTTGGGGTTGTACGCGACTTGTTCAAAGTCATCATACCTGTCCCGCGCCGCCTCTTCTAGATCATGGTAGGCATCCTGCATTTCAGCTTGCTGACGGGCAGTATCTCGCCGTGCCAGCAATTCTTCGGCTTTACGTTCGGCCAAAACCTCTGCGTAATCTTCATAAGTCTCAAATTGATCAGGGGTAATATCATAGCCTGCTTGCTGGCGGGCCTGTACTTCCTCTGCTCTTTGAGCCTGTTCGCGCTCCCATTTGCGCTGTTCTCTTGCGAGGCGCTTGCCAACAATTGCGTCAAGTTCTTCTTGTGTGAAGGACTTATTTGCTTCCTGTTCAGCAGGCGTTTCCGGCGTCGTGTTTTCTACAGGCTCGATTGCTGCCGTGGCTTCGAGTTCTGGCGCGGAGGCATCCGCTACGTTGGGGACTGTTTCGTCCATGTTTAACTCCTATGGAGTTCCTGATGTGCCGCATCAGTACGGTTTTCTGAGTAAGGTTTACTCGTAAAAAATGCTTGCCTTGGGTGTTGTGCCGCCAAGAACGACATACAAACCCTTGCTAAAACCTACGCCGCCATCGTCGCCGGTAAACACAT